CTCTTGATAGGCTGAACCACAAAGGCAAGGCTATACAGCATAAAGATCACGATACCAGCAAGGATGATTGTTACGATTAGGACTACGCAAGCCCAAACTCGTATTTCAATTTCCTCTTGGCTCAGAAGCCGATTGATTTGGAATTTGTGGGGGTTGGACAATTTGTTTCTCCAAAATGGGTGCAACTAGGTAATCTGGGCAATCTTGGGTGAACTGGCAATCAGGACGCTGACAGCGTTTAGCCGAAAAGTGCTTTGGGTCTTGGCAATAATACCGATAGCGGTCATCGCATCCCACTAGCAATAACAGCAACAAGACATACTTCATTTGGTTTCTTTCAGTTCTTGTTTCAATTTGCGTAACTCTTTGATCTCTCGTTTTAGTTGTGCTTTCATGTATAACGTTTCAACGTAGGCCATACTTGTTGCGCCAACGACAACGCATAGCATCACTCCAATTAGAACCCACCAGATAAGTTTGACAGTTGCCACATTAGCCATCCAAATATCAATGAAATAAACCCAACAGCAACTAAGCCACTTACCATCTCAATCTGGCGAATCTCCCTTTGTTCTTGTCTCCAACGCTGTATTCTTGCTCTACGGATCATCTCCGATCTCGCCCACTCTTGCTCTTGCTCAATTTTTGCATACATCTTCAAGAATCTGCTGTATAAATCCTTCAATTCTGCTGGTGCATAGACCATTGCCTCTCGCACTTGCTCTAGCAACTTTTCCATCTGTAACTCAATCAGAGTTCTTTCAATGGCCTTTTTACTACTGTTTTGCTCTGGATCGTAGACAGTTTTGGACTCTTCCTCTAATGCACGATAGTAGTTGTTGATTTGTTGTTGTGTATCGAATAGCAACCCAAGGCGTTCCCCGATGTCTTTAATAAGGAGAAGTTCCATTTCCTCATAAGTTTGTTGCTTCTTAGAGGCAGTTTTCGCTTTCGCCAAAGACTTTGGGGCTTCTTCTGTTGACTTGGACTTTGGCTTTCCACTAAGTAAACCAATGAGCCAGTTCCAGATGCCTTTGATGGCCTTGACATCTGCAATAACCCCTTCAACAGTTTTCTTTGCCCCTTCCAGTTCCATCCTGCCCTCATGGAGCATCGCACAGCCTTGCTTGATAAAGCTAACTGCACCCTGCGCCAACATGAGGAGACTGAAAGGGTCAATGGGTTACTCCTGTTTAGATGTTTCTGCTTTATTCAAAGACTGCATGATTCTTGCCTTTGTTTTGTTGTTTTTCATTTGTTGGTTAACTGCTCTTAATATGCTGATTGCAGGAAGTGGCAAACCAGTTAGTGCGCCAGTAGTAGCCGCCTCACCCATTGCCGCCAACAAAACACCAGCTGTACCGCTGTTGTTGACAAGAGTGCCAGGCGGGACTGTAGTCACATACTTAGCCACCTCATTTAGATCACGCACAATTTCTGCATTTTTCTTTCCAAGAATAATGTCCAATCTTCCGTTGGAATCCAATTGGTTAATGGCAGAGTTAAGTTTTGCAGTTGATACCAATGCACGGCCTTGTGAGTCTGTTCCGACTCCAGCCGTAGAAATATCTTCTAGATGCTTAACAGTTGCACCTTGTAATTCTTTAAATGCTTGTTGACCATCTTTGCCACTTGTCAACAAAACACGTTTTAGAAATGTAATCTCCTCTGGCGAAGCATTAAGAATAGACTTCTGAAATGCTTCACTTGCAACAATCTTTGGATCATCTTTGCCCTTAACTGTTGTAAGCAAGTTGGCAACAATTGCACGACCTTCATACTTTCTAGCCTGTTGCTCACGCAATGCTCTAGCTTGTTTGTATAGTTCTCCACCTAAACCTTCTGTGTTTTGGTCAATTAACTTCTTTAATTCACTACTAAATAGTCTATTAGTTGGATCAAAACCAGTTGTATCGCTAATTGACCTTCTTAATAACTCACTATTTTTAAGAGTTGTTGGTAAAGCCTGAACAGACCCATCAGGTAATTGCTCTAATGCTCCAAGTTGAATGCCTTTTTGTCTTGCAACATTAAGAACTGGCGCAACAGTAGACTCTGGCAATTTATCATTTATGTATTTAGCCAAATCTTCAAGATTCAACAAAGCATCAAGTTCACCTTGTGCTTCAGCATTCTTGTAAGCGGCTCTTGTTTTTGCTTTTGCGCCTTCCCATCCAGTTGACAATGCGTTAATAACTGAATTACCAGTTGCGGCAAGTCCGCTTCTAACTTGTTCTGCTCCTGTCAGATCAACAATTGCATCAAAGTTTTGCAATAGTTGTAAGTTGTTTTCTTCAGCCCGTTGTCGCAAAGGTTGCCCCAACTGACCCTTCATTTGTTCTTTTTCAAATGCCAACTGTTCTGCCTCACGACTAGCCGCACCTTTTGTTAATCTAACAGGAACAGGCAATGCTTCAGCGGTTGTCATGCGTTGTAATTCTGCTGGAGTAGCCATAGCACCGCCACTTGCTCTGCCAGTTGCTCCCATTGGTGCTGGAGTCTCAACGCCAAACACATCACGCACCATCTGAGTTCCTCTTTGAACAGGAATCATCGCCATTTCTTGAGCCGCAGTAGCACCCCTTCTGATATTGGCTTCTACAAATGGAGCCGCTTGTCTAGTGGCTTGAGCCAACATAGATGGCGCACCAATAACTGGAATAACTGGGGGGATTGTCTCGCCAATAAATCTACCAACTGCCTGAGTTTGTTCCTGACCAGCCTCAGTCCTTGGCATATATGTGAACTCTTGTGCGCCTTGCACTATGGCTTGCTCAAGACCTCTAGTTGCTTGTGGATCACGAATATTGCCTTCTCTAGCCTGTTGAGCCGCAAAACCAATACCACCTCTCAAACCACCAAAAGTCCCGCCAAATAGACCAGTAGTTATAGCCAAACCAGTTTCACCAACACCAATCAACTTTTCAACAATGCCAGCCTCTTTAGGTCTTGGTGCAAGTTGAGCCGTTGTAGTTGTCAGATTCTCACTTTGCTTTTTTACTTCATAGGCTTTGGCAACAGTCTCAAACTCAGGAGTCCCTTGCAAATCCTTGTTTTGAACTATCCAAGTTGCATATTCTTGTGCTGTTGCCATTATCTTGCTCCACGAGGTCTAGCCAAAATTTGATCTGCTTGATTCAAAATGTTTGTTCCAGTTGATGGCAATTCTCCTGTTGTTGGAATTTGGCTTACTAGACTCTGCACTCTTTCTCTTTCGCCAACGCCAGAATATCGTGAATTTACATCTTTCGCAATGCGGTTTGAGAAGTCAACAAAAGTCTCACCTTGTTTTGCCGTGTAATCACCAGCCACAAATGTCTTATTGGCTCTTGTAAGAACGCCATTGTTTTGAGCAACCCAATCAGTTTTTGCATTGGCAACTGTTGCATCAATCTCTTGAAGTTTTGCCATTCCACGCAAGAAACTAGCAAGTGTTCTAGCATCTGCTGTCTCAGTTGGGAAGCCACTCAATGCAAGTGAAATGTCTTTGTCCGTTGCGGGGCCAGGCGGCAGAGACTTAATCGCCGCATTGTTACGCAACCTTGTGTACTCCTGACGCAAATCGTAAGTTCCGTTTTGGAATCCACCAACCTTTGTTAAGTAAGAATTAAATGTTGATAATCCACCATAACCACCACCAGTAGACTCAATCCTAGATGCCAAGTCATTGAACTGGTTAGCCGCTTGTTTTGATGTTGCGGCAACAACTGCGCTGTCGTTGATAATTTTTCTAGTTGATTCTGGAATGTCAGTATTCAATTTATTGATTTGAGCCAACTTCTCCAAAATAGTGACTTGTGTAGTTTGTGTATCCAATCCAAGTTTTGCACCACGAACATTAATTTCACTATTGATATTTTTAATTTCAGCAGTTGTTTTAGCATAGCCAAGGGCTTTAACCCTATCTTCCCAACTTGCATCAATAGCCGCTTTTTGTGCGTCAGCAGCATCTTTAATCAATTTTGCTTGTTGTGACTGTGGTGCAAATCTAGATTCAACCATTTTGATATTTGCTTCAGCCTGTGCTTTATCTGCTTCACTACCAGATTTTTGGGCTTTGTAATATCCTTCAAGAACTGATTGTCCTTCTGGGGTCATGCTCAATGCTTGGACAACCTGTTGATTGACCATAGTTGGAGTTCCTCTTTTTACAGTTTCTGGTTGTAAATATGAGGTATCAGCAGTTTCGTCAACAATGACTTTTTCTGGAGTTACTTGATCTGGAGTGCCAGCGGTCAATATGCTTGGCAATAAGCCTTGGGCTTGTTGCATTCTTTGTTGAGACTGCAACCCCATTTGCCGCTTCATTGCCTCATCCCTTGCACCTAACAACCGATAAGCCAATTCTGGAATTCCCGCTTGAGTTGCTCTTTCAATACCAGTAGTAATTGATTGTGGATTGGTAATATCTAAACCCTGCAATATCTGATTCTGTGCAGAAATCTTTTGCAACATTGGGTCTACAGCACCCATAGCACCACCAAGACCACGGCCTAGTTGTGCGGCAGAGGCATAAAGACCTTCAGGAGTTCCAAATGATTGGCCTTCTTTTAATGCTTGCTCGTATTGCTGTCTCTCATATCCTTGAGGAGTAATACCAAACAATCCACCTACGATATCTGTTGCCATGATTACTCCTTAAAACTGTTGTTGCATTGGGTCATAGTAGCCAGTATTAAATGTGCTACCAGTACCACCAACATTTGATGGCGCAGACGAACCAAGGTATGACCCTAAACCTTGTGCCAACAATGATGTTGGGCTACTTAGTCCACCTAAGACAGTAGCATACGGATTGGTAGTATTAGCCGCAGACAAGCCTATGGCATTGCCATATACATTGCCTTGTATGCCAAGTTGACCAGCCCTTGCACCACCCAAGGCAGATTTTTCAGCAAGACCTTGGCTCAAAGTAAATGGTTGTTGTGCCATAGTTTCTAGTTGACCAGCCTGACCAAACAAGCCCGTTCCAAACAATACATTTTGTTGACCAGCTTGTTGTGCCTGTGCAGCCAACTGTGCATCTTGTTGCGCCAATGCGTTGTAGTAGGCTTCCATTTCAGGATTGGCACCCATCAAGCCCTGTGCGCCACTTGGACGCAAACCAGTAGAACCTACTGACAAACCACCACGGCCTGTCTGGAATGCCTGATTTCTGATGCCAGCCAACTGTCTTTGGCGGCTAGGATCGAGCAAATCATATTGCTTAGACATATATTGTTGGGCAACTTCTTCAGGAGTCTGCGCTAGGTAACTAGCACCTAAACCCATGAGCCTATTTTGGGCAGAAGTGATCTCAGGTGCAGCTGTGTACCCTGCACTTACCAATTGACCAGTAGCAGGATCAACTTGGAAGTTAGAAGTACCAAAACGAGTGGTTGTGCCAACAGGTCTGAACTGTGCGCCAGCAACCGCTTGTTGTGTAGCTTGACCAATTCTTGCTTGTGCTTGCTGTGCCGCTTCCCTATTTGCTTGCAATTGCATTAGTTGGGCGGCAGTTCCTAAACCACCTTGGACAACGCCCTTTTGATTTAGGAAGTTCATTGCCCCTTGAGCCGCACTACCACCAGCCGCCAATGCTCGTCTGATGGTTGCTTGTGTAACCGCATCTAGGGAGGAGAGAGCATTATTTCCACCATAGGTTTGTGGAATTAAAGCATCAATCTGAGCCTGTGTGTAAGGTGTGCTTCCTGTGTCGTAGAAACCCTCACCACCAGTTATATCTTGTGCAGGGATTGTGGTTGGCGAAAACAATCCACTTGTTGTGTCAAAAGCATCACCGCCACCATAATATGTGTAATCATCAACTGCCATGTTATTTGCTCCCGTTGTTCCTTGTCCTGAAGTTCCACCAGAACTTAATAAAGTAGATGGCGTTACTTGGCTAATTGCGCCACTTGTTAATCCACCCGTTAATGCTTGCTCTGGCGTTGCGCCACTCAATAATCCACCAGTAGTGCCACTAGCCACATTGCCAGCAAAACTAGAACCTGTTTCTGCGCCTACTGCACCACCAACCTGACCAGCGACTTGGCTAATAGCATAGTTTTTGGCAACATCTTCAAGACTAGCACCTTTGTCTAATGCAACTGCTGCTTGAGTCGCTGAGACATAAGGTGCGGCAACAGGCACAGCAACAGAAACAACAGTTGCCCAACCACCTGGGATTTCCTGATTTACTGTGTCATCAACGTCTGCCAAAGACTCTGTTACGCTACTTCCAATATCACTTACAGTATCCGAAACGCTTTCTACAACGCTAGAAACACCGCCTTGGGGCTGAATTTTTCTATCCCCAACATGGCGAAACGCATAGATGGGTAGGTCTGGTATACCTAAAAGGGCAAGACTATTTCTCATATCTGTGCTTTCCAGTTGTACTGTTGCAAGTCAGATGCTTGCACATTCAAGCCAACTCGTTTCATCAGTTCCACAATCCCTTGGTTATCTGCTTTGCCATAGACAGTCTTAATACCTAAAGCCTTACCTCTTCTGACAAAGCCAATAACAGCCTTTGCCAATGTTCTTGGGCTATCTTGAGTAAACAAATGAATCTCTGCGGATGTTGGGTTAATCTTACGCACCAAAAGAACAGAGTCGCTCTCTTGCATCAAAACAGCAGACTTAGCCTTAACCAACGCACTAACAGTACGCAAGGCTTTATCAGGGTCAATTTTGCGCTTGACCGCATCTGCTTTAATGATTTCTGATGCTTTCATTACATTGTTCCATTCGCAATGATGTTGCCAATCACAGTTAAATTACCAGAGGCATCAATCTTTGCCACAGGCGTTGCTACATTGTAGATATACAAGACATTTGATGTTTCAACAAATGAGAAGTTCGTAAATGTTCCATCTGCCTTTGTAGCAATGGCAGTTTGGATATTGGTGAACTCTGTATCAATCTCAGTACCTTTGACAACCTTGGAGGCATTGCCTGACGCAAGTGCATCTTTAGCCGCAAAGTTAGTGGTTTTTGTGTAATTTGCCATGTTTGTTCCTTACCCAAGTTTTCCGTTTTTAGCCTGAATCTCAATCTTTTGGATGCTGATGGCCGAGCCATTGATCTCAATCTCATAAGCAGTTTGCACAACCTTGCCATAGCCTGATGCTTGACCAATCAAAGTGCCAATTTGTATGCCTGTTGAATAGTATGCTACTGGACTACCATTTGCACCATATTCGGCCATTCCATACTCAGCAATTGATGAAATAGGAATTTGCGCTTGGGTTGAGTAGTATTGTGCTGAAAAGTCATAAGACCATTTGATGGTCAGTATTTGGTTAGTTCCACCAATAACCACCACAGAGATTTTCTTCAGGATTGAAGTGACATTTGCATCACCTAAGTCAGCATAGTTGGTGTAATACTGGAAACGATAGGTAGATTCATGGTCAAGATATGTCGCATATTTGCCAACATACCCCTTTTTGCCAATCAGTAAATCGCCATTTCTTCTTGCCAGCAATGCAGTTGGCTCAATAGAATCCCAAGTTGTTACCCTAGCAGACCCGTCTTGTAGCTGCGCCTTGGTATCAAATACATAGACTTGTTTGGCAACAGGAAGAGTTAAAAGGTAGAAAGCATTGACTTCTGAATAGACCGCCTTGACGTTTGCCAATGTCTCACCAGCTACATAGGTCATCAAGTCATTACGGACATTCTTTGACAAGTCACGCAATGGGGCAGACTTCTCTTGGATAGTACGCAACAAACTACGAACACCAGAGTTAGATAAGAAAACAATGTCTGAACCAGTAGAAACTATGGAATCCCTTGATAAACAACCAATGTTGCCTATGGTGTCAGCCAATGACATTGTGGAAGGAGTTGTTGCACCTGAGTAAACTAATATCTGACGCTTACCAAAGATAACCAAAAAGTTATTGTGTGCGCCCAAACCCATGATCTGATCTGCACCATTAGCCCAAACCCTAGAAACATCAAGAGTCCCAGATGTTCCCGCAGTCCAGTTATGCCCTGCCAACAAGTCAGAGAAACTAATCGTTACATTGTCTGCCGTAGTATCAGCCACCCACAAGCGACCAAAGGCAGAGATCACAATGTTTCCCAAGGGAACTGTGCCTGTATAACCCGTTTTCTCAGACACACGCCTAAAGGTGGTTGTACTGACCGCAGGGTCATAGATCAACGGATCAAAGCCAGATTGGAAGAAATAGGTAATGCCATTCAAAGATGCACATTGCCAATTACTGTTTGTAATGGTTGGTGCAGTACCCCCACCCCCATAGGTCAACTCCACAACAGCGTTAGAGCCATCTAACTTGAATAACTTGTTGTTGCCAGCAAACAATACAGTCAAAGTTCCATCAAGTTGCACTAACTCATGGATGACTTTTATGTCGTTTGCACCTAAGTTGCCAGAAGATGAGTTAACCCTTGACCAACCTTTTCGTGCGCCAATACGTCCATATTGGTCAATGACGCAATTGGTGGCAATAGACGCATAGCCCGCCTCCAATGTCAAAGGAGAGTCTTGCGTGTTTAGCCCAAAGAAGCCTGGGGCTTGAACACTAAAGGTCTGCAATCTTTGCGTCATATGCTGACAAACTCCTGATTCTCTGGGTAGCGTGTGCCTTCCAAAGCAATATAGTCAGACAACATTGCCCGATACAGGTTATACGCCTCTGAGGAAGACAACCCACCATCTTCACCACGCTCTACCAATGCTCTTGCGTAGGCGTTTTGGACTACTAAAACATCAGGAACTTTTACTACTGTGGCATCTAATACCAATGTTGGTTGTGCAACAGTCAGCATAAACTTAACTGTATACACACCATTAGGGATTGGATAGAGTTTTACTTGTGTATCGTAAGAACCATCTACCCCATCAAAAGCATATTCTGTTGGTGTTTCAGTAGCCACAGGCGCAAAGTTCAGTTTGCGGTTCATGTCCACAAAACTAATATTTGTTAGCCCCAAAAGGCTAGTTGTATTGATTACATCCATAACCTGAAACTTCTGACCAGCTCCTGTAAGGGAATAGGTAGAGGTACTGGCGGCAGTTGTAACTGTGATGGTTGCACCCAAGGCATTCCAACTAAAGGCATCTTCAACCTGACGCTTGGCATCATTGACAAATTTGCCAATCAAGGTGGAATAGGTGGTTTCGCTGAAAGTAGTGACCACAGGCTCTCTGAGGCGCACTAACACATCGTTTACAAGTTCTAGGTAGGTCATGCTCTAGTCAACCCTTCTTCTTCAAATGTGGCTATAAAACTGAATGAACTTGCAGACTGAGTAGTTATTTTGATCTTATCGCCCTCTTCTAAAACAATATAGGCATTGCCATCAAACTGCAAATAGGTTTTTGTTGAGAAATCGTATTGGGTCAATATATCAAGGGTGGTATTAGCACTTGCGTCAAACCATTGAACAGTTATATGCTTGGTAGACCCGCCTGTATTGTGAATGTACATTACAGTAAATTTGGCGTAATAGCCTCTAGGACACGTATAGACTGTTGTGTCTACTGCCGCTGTGGGACTAACTCCAACTGATAATGCTCTCATTTCGCTTTTGCCTTATTTCGTGTAGAAATAGACTTAGCCTTTGCCTTTGCGTCAGCCTTTGAGGATGCACCCCATGCTTTGAGCGAAAGAAGCAGTCTTGTCGGTTCACCATCCTTGTACTCAGCACCAGCCATATTGCCCATGCGAGCCAAGAAACTTGCTCTGCGAGGGTTGTCCCCCGACTTTACTGGTGCCTTTAGATTACCACCAGTTTCTGCATTATAAGATGATCTCCCCTTGGCATTCAAGCCGCCTTTTGGATTTTGACCAGCTTTTGTTTGCCAAGTTGGAGATTTCATCTACTTCACCTTTTTTGGTTTCTTTGCAGTTTTAGCAGACTCCCTAAACGCTTGAGCAGTTGGGGCACCTTTGCTGCCAACTTTACGCATCCGTTCACCAGAGCCTTCAGAAATTCTTTGCTTTTTTGCATTAATATTTGCATATAAACCTTGTTTCATTTTTTCTTTGCCTTTCCAGCTTCACTCAAAGCAATGGCAATGGCTTGTTTCTGAGACTTGACAACCTTGCCACCCTTGCCTGAGTGCAATCCGCCAGCCTTGTACTCACGCATGACTTTGCTAATCTTGGCTTGTGCTTTGGTTTTTTTCATATTAGTACAAAACCTTTGCTGTAATAGTGCCAGAAACATAAACTGTACAGTTCGCCCGCACATATTTAGGTGCATTGGCAACAGTAATCAATCCGTCAGCAGTCAAAGAAGAGCCAAGGGTTGACCAATTACTTCCATCAAGACTACCTTGTAAAACAACAGTAGCACTTGTAATTCCAGAGACTTGCAGAAATACTGGTTGACCACCATCAATTTGGACAGAAGTAGATGCACCAGTTGCAGTTACTGCATTTAATAGTGTTTTTGCGCTAGACAATGAACTCATTTACTTCTCCCTGATTTTTTCATCATGTTAGTTGCGGTACGCTGACCACGCATAGGCATAGCCTTTGGCTTACCAACTGCCACCATAATGGCAATAGGCATAGCTTTTTTGCTATCTTTTTTAGGCATCTTTGAGCCTGTCATCTTGCTTGATTTTCCGTACATCATTTTGTATCCTTTTTGATAGAACCGCCTGATTTCCATGCGTCACAAGTTCTTGCAGACGCACAGGTGAAATGAAATAACTCGCAAAATCCAAGGTCTGCCGCATCAATAAACTGTTGGTCATAGTCCAACTCATTAGGGCTAGACTTACCTTTCTCTAGTCCTGACTTGATGCACTCCATCATCTTTGGAGTCTGAATAAATGCGGCACAGTTGCCGCATAGCATAGTCTTAACTGTGTCTACTGGTGCGTTATACATCTTAGCTTTTTTCAGCCAAAACGCATCATTAGGTTCGTTAGGGTTGGGTGCCCCATAGCCAAAGTTTTTAAAGGCATTATTCCTATTCTTGAGATTAATCTCAATATCCTGAGTAGGTAATGGGCAAACAACGCCTGAGAGTAAGCCCTCTTTCATCGCAGTAACTTTCCACCAACAAAGGTGATAACGCCACCAGCCATTGATGCTATGGTCATGCCCATCCAAAAGCCACCTTTAGACTTGTTTGCCAACTCAAGGAGTTCTTTGACATCATTAGCCAATTGGTGAACTTCCACTTGCAGAGCCTCAACTTGGGCTTCTATTCTGCCAAAATCTCTTGCATCAATATCACTCATACCAGTAATTCCTTACGGGGTCTACCCATAGGTTTCTTCAAAGTTAGTGTCTGCTTTGTTTCATCAGCTTTTGCCACCTCCACAACAGCAGAAGTATCAACCTCTGTATATTCTGGATGCCTACGCATTTCGACAATATCAAAGTCGTATTTGAACTCGACTGTATTGCCAGATTTATTACAACGAAACAAAGCCATATTTATCCTTAAAAGAAAGGGGAGCAAGCTCCCCGATCTTTAGACCATACGAACTACAACTAGTCGTAAGGTTGATGAAGCCAAGTCAGCCGTTGAGCCAGACTCGTTTTGGATGCGGAATTTAACTGTATTGGCGGCTGAGACATAACCCGTCACAGTCAAACCAACCAAATCCACACCTAAAGATGCGCCAATAACCATGTCACCTAAAGCGACACCCGCTACTGTTACGTCATCGGTTTCCCCTGCGCCATCGACTAAAGAGCCAGCGTCAAGAGTAGCCCGAACTGCCCAAGTATCTGAGAACAAGCCCCGAAACTGGTCAGTACCTCTGCGTGTTACAACTGCACTTGCTGTTGCCATAATAATTTCTCCTAATTAGGTTAAAAAAGTCCCCCCACCACTAGGGCGAGGGGCGCAACTGCAATTAGGCAGGAACTAAGAGAGCGAACATAGATGCAGACTTAGCCGCACCTGTGCTTGCCGCATCACGGAGAATCTGAACGCCATACAACGTATCAGATGTGAACAGCGTAGCAAGGTACTCTTGCTTGTACTGGACTTGTGAACGCACACCAATTTGCTCAACCAGAACCAAAGAATCTTTGTGTCCCATTAAACAAACACGAGCGCCAGCAGAACCTGATGCTGTGTCGCAATTGCTTGAGACAAACACAGGGATGCCATACAAGTTACCGATCTCACCTGTGCGGATGGTATTGTTAGTACCGCCAACAAAGGCTTGTTCTGT